AGCCGCACCAGAGCCAAGTATTCCGTCGAGGGTGCCGGTGAAGCCTGTAGCTGTAATCTGGTCAGTAGCAGTAATGGCATCTACGAACAGGTTAGCCCATCTAACGCCAGTTGTGCCTAGATCATCTGTACTATCAGTGTCACTAACAATCACGCCACCCGAGGTTAGTTGAGTAACCGTTGCAGCAGCAGGAGCGCCAGAGCCTAAAATGCCGTCCAGAGTTCCGGTGAAACCTGTAGCTGTGATTTGATCCGTGGCTGTAATTGCATCAACAAACAAGTTAGCCCACCGAACACCTGTAGTTCCAAGATCGTCTGTACTGTCTGTATCACTAACAATTACACCACCGGAAGTTAGCTGAGTAACAGTTGCAGCCGCAGGAGCGCCAGACCCCAATATGCCGTCCAAGGTGCCAGTAAAGCCTGTAGCTGTAATCTGATCTGTGGCAGTAATAGCGTCAACAAACAGATTAGCCCACCGAACACCTGTAGTTCCAAGGTCATCCGTGCTGTCGGTGTCCGAGACGACGTTACCGCCATGAGTCGTGACACCTATTAATGTAGAAGTTCCGGCTACGCCAAGTCCGCCATCTGTATGGATTGAACCCGTTGTTCCTGACGTGGATGTCGTAGTGTCGTCAACCGACACAATCCCACTTGTTACTAACGTCGTTACTGTCGCCGCCGCTGCCGCACCCGACCCTAAGATGCCGTCTAAGGTTCCTGTAAAACCTGTAGCTGTAATCTGGTCAGTAGCGGTTATAGCATCAACAAATAGATTGGCCCACCTGACACCAGTTGTGCCGAGATCGTCTGTGCTGTCAGTGTCAGAAACTACATTACCGCCATGCGTGGTAACGCCAACTAACTTTGATGTAGTGCCAACAAAAAGAGCTGCTGCAATACCAACGCCGCCATCAGTGTGTATACTGCCCGTTGTGCCGGATGTGGTATCGGTGGTGTCATCAATAGAAGCAATGCCGCTGGTGGTAAGAGTTGTTACAGTTGCAGCAGCAGCAGCGCCGCTACCAAGAATACCATCTAGCGTACCAGTAAAGCCCGTAGCTGTAATCTGGTCAGTGGCTGTGATTGCGTCTACAAATAGGTTAGCCCAACGAACGCCCGTTGTACCGAGATCATCTGTACTATCTGTATCTGAGACGATAGCAGCACCATGCGTGGCAATACCCGAAATGTTAACAGCGCCATTAATATCAACTGTAGTAGCTGCAATCTGAATTTCAGTATCGGCTACAAGATCAAGCTGTCCATTTGTACTAGAGTTAATGTAGATTGCAGTATCACGAAACTGGACCTTTTCTGTAGTGGTTAAAAGGAGATCATCAGAGAACTGGAAGTAGTCTTCATCTTCCATCCATGTCAAAACACCATCTGCTGTGTTAGCATTAAAGGTTACAGCAATGTCGGTATCTGCACCAGTACCAAAAGTGATACCATTACTTAGGAGCTTTTCAATAGCCCCTCCTTCACCATCTGTGCCGTCATGTTGATGACCGCCCGTTTCAAAAGTTGCATCAATAGCATCAAACTCAGTAGTAAAGTCAGATGATTGAATAGTCTCCCCATCTACAAAATTAGTTGGGCTTGTTTTTATATACGCTGTACCCATTACATTCTAGCTCCCGGTGTAAATTCTAGTGAAAACCCTTTTAACGTATAACTAGGGTTAGTACTTGTGTCTGTAAACTTTAGCGCTACGGCAAAACCAGATCCCTCTACAGATTGTCTATACAGGGGTGTGTAAACAGCAGCATCATACTTTGCTGTATTCAGTATAGCACTGCCATAAAATGCTGATCCTTCAGGGTCTAAAAGATTGTACAGGGCAGGGCTAGGCAAGAGAAGGTCTCCGTAATCATACTCAAGATTCATATCTACAGACGCCACCGTTCCTGTACCTAAGTAGTTTATAACTACTCTCTGCATATTTTTCCTAATGCCCACATCGCCCATGTTGTAATCTATGGTCCTATAAATAGCAGCTAAATTAGTACCATCAAATGTGCCGCCCTGTTCTTGTTGATATACGTAGCCCCCATCATAGTCGCCATGTAAAACATGTTCACTATTAGAGATATCACCATGCGTTGCACACATAGGTTTAACCCCTTTAATATCTGCATACTCCCAGCCAACCTGTCCGTTCTCTGCAGAGCGTTTTAAAACGGCCATTAAGCCTGTTGAGGCAGATTCAATACTAGAAGTTGTTGGGAAGTACATTCTATACTGGCTTTTTCTCCTCACTATATGAGAAGACACATTTGAAATTTGATCTGCAGAAAGACCATTTAATCTTGATTGAACCTGTTTAGAAATTGTTCCAAGCTCTGTATCGCCAATTTTTTCTGTACCGGCAACAGTTCTTAGTCCATCAGGAGAAAGGTATATAAGATCACCGCCTATTTCTTGAATACTAAAACGGGATGAACATCCTATATTTCTTGTAACAGGTTGAAGAACGAAATCCGCTACGCTTGAACCCGCTAACCTGTAAATACTGTCTTTACAAAATATAACCAAGGTTTCGCGAAACTGTGCCATTCCCACAATCTCATCGCCTACAGATATCTGTCCCGCACCTGATGCGGCGCTAAAATCATTCTCGTTATACGGCGCACAAAATTGAACTAAATGTCTATTATTGGTCATGCCAGAATAGAATAGGTGATTTTTATGCTCTACAACAATTTCAGGGGCTGTGGGCTTTGTACCAGCACCCGCTCCCGCTCCTCCAGTGAGGGCTAAGTACGTGCTGCCATCATACGTAGCTGCATCATTAACCCCATCTGCCATCACAATCTTTTCAGTGCCTGTCCAGTTATAAACGGCAAAGGTATAGCGTTCCGCACTGGAACGGGCTGTAGTGATTGAGGTCCAACCACTTCCAACGCTGTGCATTACGTTAGCGCCTCTAGCAGCTATTACCTTATTGTTCCAGATAGCTACTCCCAGTATTCCACCAGAACCTGTAACTTGATTGCTATCGTACTTAATAAAACCTTTTATTTTAGAATACCCACCTGTAACGGACGGCTCATAGTTTTGCAGGATGCTAGCCTCTCCCGGCTTTGCAACGAACACACTTTTGTCGAGAACTAACCCGCCATCACAGTTAATAGGAAACGCTTGAACTGGCATTATACGGCTCTCATATAGTCTTTTTGATTTAACAATTCCGTTTTCATTCTGCGAATACCATTCTCATAATCTCTAAATGCAAACTGCGCTGCCTGATCATTGCCTCTAAGAATATGTGTGTAGTACTTTACACGGGCTACAATTACATCGTGATATCTAGCAAAGGTTTTAGGGCTGTCTGTAAATATGGATAGCTCTGCAGAGGAGTCGTAAAAATCAAACTGAACTTCATACTGTGTATCTTTAGTAATGGGGGTAATACCAAAAGAGTTATCATTTCTAGAACGATACACGCAATCAGGAGTACCAAAACCATCATCAGGTGACTTAAGGGCTAAGAACTCATTGTGCTTACTGGCACCCTCGTGGTACTCTTCATAAGATTTATACTTTAGGGGTTTTGCTGAAGCGTCCTGTTCAAAAACCTCTATAAAATCTATATCAAGATTTTGTGATGCAGTATTACTTAAACTTATAAATGTTTGTTGAGTAGAGGCGGTAAAAGTTATTGTTTTAATATCTCCAGCACCCACATCTGATATAACAAAAGTAGTTGATAAATCAGAGTCCTTATCACTACTAGAACCCGCAAATACATTGAGAGTTTCAGAAGTGGCTGAAGAGCTTCCTGACGACAACCGGGCTGTAATTCTATATGTTTGATTTACTACTGTAGGGATAGCTTGATCCACACAGCCATCATTCATTCTGAGAACACCTGATGCGTAACCACTGTTTCCGCTAATTGCGTTGCTAATTGCAGGGGTGCCAGATGTGCCAGTACCTGCAGGATCAGAGCTTCGATTCGTCCAGTATGATCCCAGAGTAATAGTCTTGTTAAACTCGCCCTCTTTAACTAAATTTTGTGGGCGCAAGAAGAAGCTATCATAGTCCACATCCGTACAGAAAGTAACATTCCCTGACGTGGCTGTGCGCGTAGAGGAAGCCCCCGTTAGAGTCTCAGACGCTTGAAACTCTCCCTCAATAGGTTCAACTAACATAAACTGTTCATCTGCATGACCGCCGTGAGGGGGAACCCTGCGGAGAATGCCTTTTGCAGAAGAAGTACCTCCTGTGACAATCTCATTAAGCGTATAGGAGCCGCTTACGCTAGAAACCACAACTTTAACCGGATACTTGTACTTGCCCACACCGCCGTACAAGGTGTATCTTGCACTGTGAAAATGCCAAGGCCATTGAATGTACTCAGCATCAACATCACGTATGGCCTTATTTATATCTTTTTTAACTGTTGTCTGCACTCCCCGCGTCCCTGAAAGACCTGAAGCAGTTTCTGCAATGATCGTCTCATTGAGATCGTACAAAACAGCATTGATTAGTTCTACATAATTCATGGCTTGCCTAACTGTGATTCGCTAAGAAGAGTTCATCTATAGATAACACTGCCTGTAGTCTACTAGATGTTGCAGCCGTTAGCTTTATAATGTCACCCTCGTTCATATTTAACTCCAAACTAAGTAGGAGATAGTCATTTGCTGCTATAATTTTACCAGCAAGCATCTTAAAAGTAGCACTACCACTAGAATCTGTAATCTCTAGAGTTATTCCTGTAGCGTTACCAGAAGTTTCTGCTATAATTATATTCTTTAAAACCGCATCATGCCCTGAAGGGACTGTGTATACAGTTGTTTGATCTGTTGTGGTAAGGCTAACAGCAGCATTTCTTAGCCGTACCGCCCTAGATAGAGTAGAAGTCAAGAGTCAGTTCCTTTTTCCTGTCCCGGCGCTCTAAAATTTTTCCCTACAGAAATAATACATTATTTATCAGGCGCGTTCCAAAAGATTGCGGTTATAGTAAAAGTTCTAACAACAGGATTAACATACATTCTATATTCTATCTTTTTTGAAAGGTCATCCCCTTTCCAAAAGGGTATTTCTCCATGAGAGGTTTTTGCTGCTTCTGCAAAAATTTCTTTGGAATAACAAGTGATTTGCTCTTCAGCTTTAGCTGCGCCAGAAACAAAAAAAAATGTTTGCAGCGAAATTAAACTAGCTAAAACAATAAAGCGTTTCACATTACTTTCCCCAAGCCTTCTTTAAATACGTCTGAACAAGTGTTGATTTTGTAAACATGCTTTTTTGTGTACTCATAAGATACTGATTTACTTCATACATGTTTTTCAAAATAAAAGATTGTTCATATGATACGTTAGAAGACATCCAACCGATAATATTTTGTCTAAGACCCTCAGTAAGTTTCTCTACTCCATGTGGATATATAATAGGAAATATTACGGCTTCACCCGCATCTAGCTTTTTGCCTATTCTACCCACTGGAGTATCTAAAATAAATTCTCCGCCTTTGTAGTCATCCGTTAAATTTATGCTCCAGCCATAGTCAAAAAATATGTTGTTTGATTTTGGTTGGGCTTTAAAGGCATCTACATGTAAGTCGTAGTAGTCACCTTCTCTATATTTATTATAAAAGTTTACTGACACTCTAGTGGGACAATATACGCTGTCTATATAATGAGTATCATAAAGTCTGTTTGTAACTAACTTTCTAACAGAGTCTGGAATACCCATAGACTCTGAATTGCTTTTAATATCCTCTAAGTTCGGTGCGGATTTATCCCCGCTATTAAAAGTTTTATGGTTTATATTATCTAAACAAAATTCAATATCTTGATCGCTAAGTAGCTTGATAAACATATGACCTCCATCAATTCAATATCATAGCAAGAAGGGTGGGGTTTTTAAAAGGAACCCCACAAAACCTTTAGTACTATTACGTACCCGTAGACACCGTAGCAGATTCAGAAGGGTTGCGTGAAACATCAGCAACAACAACATGAACTCTGAAACGTAGTGCAGTCTCACCCGTTGAACCGCCGTCAAGAACGAGGCAGTCAATGGTATCAGCCGCCGTAACCATGCGGGCATTAGCCGCCGATACTCCAACAGCCGCTTCTAGGAACGGAGTAAAACCAGCGGCAAGCGCAGAACCGTCAACAAAACAGTCAATGTCGCCACCGGTAAATCCGATATCCATAGTGACCTGACCATTACCACGAACTTCAAGAACTTCAAGAACGCCCGAAATAATCATCGTGTCAGCAGGAAGATCAATAATCTGAATAATGTCTCCTCCTACCCCGCCGCCATCAACGGTATCCCAAACAGGGGAAGTAATCACATATGGCGTGGGCATCCGCGAAGGATGACCCACCGTTCCGCCAGTAGCGGTACGATCATATACAGTCATTTTTCATACCCCCCTTAACTATAATCTACAATGCCGAGACAGATAGCCTCTGGACGAATAACCTTGCGGCCATAAACGTGCAGACCACGAACCACATCCGAAAAGGAATCAGGATCGCGAATAACTTCTGTCTTAGCAATTGAGTTGGCAGTCGCCATACCGGAAATGTGACCAGCAAGAACCGTGTTCTCACCCGTCGCAACACCGGAAAACGATACCATGTCCGTAGTAGTCGTAGCATCGACCGACTGACGGAGCGCGTTGGACTTATAGAGACTGAAGCCCATAATTTTCTGGTTCGTAACCAGACCATTACGGAGCGGGGAACTGCTGTCACCCGTTACCTGAACTTCAACAATCTTAGCGCCCGCTGCATACAGATTCTGATACACAATGGGAGGTGCCACAAACCAACGGTTCTCTTCAGGAACGTCTTGCTCGTCGAGCTTACGCGCCATCAAGGCCATCAGATTTACAACATCATCACCGGCATCAGAACCAGTAATAGTAACGGGAGTACCAGCAGTACCAAGATCAGCATCGGTTTCGCTAGCGCCATTAGCACCAGCGATACCTGCACCATCGATCATGGCCTGAAGTACATTTTTGTCGTAGTTACGTTTGAGAGAGAATGCACCTGAAGAGGTAGCAAGCGCCTCAAAGTTAACGTGCGATTGCCGTTCTTCAATGTCATCCACTTTGAACGCAAACGCTTGTGCTTGATCCACTGTCAACTGGATTTCGTCATCTGCCAGATCCTGCGGAGTAACCACAGAGCCTCGCGTATATGCAGAAATCGTAACGGTGGGTTCTTTCATGATCCGAACCGTATCACCAAAGTTCTCAATTTCTCCTGCGTAGTCAGTATTAGTAATGTCTTCAATTACCGACGCACGGCGGAAAAACTTAAGAACCTTTTGGCTATAGATTTCGGCCTGAAAATTACCGGTAGGTAGATTACCGTAATTTGAAGATATGCCAATAGCCATATCTCAGTCCTTTCTTTATAGTCTATCTGTTTTGGATACGACCCTCCGCATTTGCTAGGTCAAGCTCTGCTTCAAACTTGCTATACTCATGCGGTTTAAGTTTACGTATCTCTGAAGTAGTCCAAACTTTTTTATTCGCATTTAAATCTGTAGCAACATTGACGCCTTTAGTTCTTGTTACGGCCTCTGCTGCTGCAGACTGTTGTTTACGAGGTCTGCCTACTTTTTTAGTTGAGCCAATATCGGCTTTATACAAGTCGAGAACACGGGAAGCCCATCTAACATCGTCTTTATTTTTAGTGATTCCATCCGAGATGCTAGGTGGCTGCTCCTTAAGCCAAGAGGCAAACCCTTCAGATTTTTTAGTCTCTGAAAAGTCGGGGTGCAGGGCTAGCAATTCTTGATAGGCACTTTTAGCTTTTAGCTGCTCTTCTTTCTTAGAAAGATGCGAAACTTCTTGACGAAGTTCAGCAAGTTCTTTTTCAGCTTTCTTAGCAGTAAGAGCTTCAACTACATTGTAAACGTCTGGATAATTTTCTTTAAAGTCCTCAATGTCAGCGTCATACTCTGGCGCTTCTTCTTGTTGTGGTTGAGAAACAAGCCCTTCTCTCTCTTCCCTCCACTCATGGAGTTTAGAGTCGTAGTGCCTTTTTAAATCATCATAACGCTTTTTATAGTCATGCTCTTCCGTTTGCACTTCAGTTTTATCCTGTAAGAGCTGCACGGAAATGGTTTCATCATCAATTAAGAGGTTGTCTTTAGTAGCTTCGTCTAGGGTGGCTCCGTCTTCAGCTAAAGCTTCGTCTTTGTAAACATCCGCTTTGTATTTGCCTCGGTAAGGGCCTAGATTTTCTTCTTCTTCTACTTGTACTTCTTTAGCCATTTTTCCTCCTTGCGGGGCCTGTGAAAGGGTAGCCGCAGTTGGGTTTGGTACTACGCAGGGCCGTTAATTAACGGGTGGCTGCATTATTTTGCCACGCAAGGCTAGTGCCTTGTCGACTTGCTCTTTTGCTGTCTGGTTCTCTATATCATCTTCTAGAGAACCTATGGGGGGAGCTTTCCCCATAAAACTTTGTTGTTCCTCTAGCGCGAGAGGCGTTCTCCCTTCCGGGGAACTGTTGTTGGGGCTGAGAGATCTAAGAACTTTGCTGTAGTCTTGTATCCTCTTTGCTACGCCACCCTTAGGGTTAGCTTTAGCCTCTTGGTGGTCTAAGACTTCTTGTGAAGCTGTTAAGTAGTCGCCTTTTATAGCTTGTTCAACCCACTTATAATTTTTATTATTTTTTTGAAAGTCGCCTCTAAAATTTGCGTCTACAAAAATTTCCTGAACTTCTGAAGGAAGAGAAGTATAAACGTCTTTACCGCTAACACGACTAATTACATCATCCTCTTTAATTGTATAATCGCTATCAAAAAGTTTTAAGGCTTGATCTTTAGTAATTCGTTCTTTACCTAAAGCTATATTTACAGCGGTAGCCCGATTCACATTAAAAAGTTTTTGAAATCTTTGAACGGACTTTCCAAAGTCTTGTATTGCATGACCAAATCCAATTGTTCTAAATCCTTCTCTTTTACCGTCTGCTTTCTTGTTGTATTGAGCTTTACTAAATAATTTACCTGTGCTTCGTTCTAGCGGGGCGTTTTCCCTTATTCTTAACTTTTTTTTTGCGCTTTCTTTGGGATCAACAACCTCACCCCCATTTGCAGCCCTAACGGGAACTTGCTTCTGTGCAAAGTCCTGCTGTTGCTGCTGCTGGGGCTGCTGTTCTTGCTCTGTTAACTTCTTCTCTGTCTCTGCCTCACCACGCTTGTTAATCTTTTCAAGCAGGTCTGTTCCTATTACTTCAGCTAGCTCTGGAGGAATGTGATATTCTTTATTTGAGGCAAGTATTTTCTGATTGCCTTTTACCTGCTGTGCTGGCCTTGTAATAGTGGCCTTATTTATATCTATACCTTCTGTTTCTTTTAGGTATTTAATAGCAGGTTCAATGATACGCTCTTCAAAGTCCTTTTTACCCACCTTTGCAATAGCGGCTGCGTTTACAATAAATGCGCCTTCTCTTGCATTCATGGGTACATCATCAGCTACACCTGTCTGATCTTCTGCTCCCGGCTGTTCAATCATACCTGCTACCTGATCACCAAGGGCTAACTGTTGCATCTGGTTCTGCATAGGAGACGCTTCTGGTAGAGGGGCCTCTACTGGAACAGGTTCCTCTAGTGCCACTGGCTGTTCTGTCATTACCTCATCAAGCACAGAAGGTTGCTCTTCACCCATAGGCTCTTCACCCATAGGCTCTTCACCCATAGACAGGTTAACACCCAAGCTCATAGCAAACGCCTGTAGTATAGGAGGTTCATTCTCCTCTATTAGCTGTACAACCTGTATTTGAGCCTCTTCAGGCATCTGTTCAAGGTTAGCTGTAAACTCTTGTTGTGTTATTAAAGCCATAATTAATCCTATTATTACCAGTGTCCGTCCCCAAAGCCCCCATAGCCATCGTCGGGGCTGTCCCAACTTCCGTCCGTTTCATCAGCAGTAGAATCGAAGGCCATGCCGGGTGCGCTTGTATTCGCACCCTCACCAGACTCCGTAGGATCGTCTTCAATGTTTGTTTCAGGATCAACATCCCCGTAATCCATTTCAACATCCGAAGACGCCGATCTTGTCTCTTCTTTTTGTTGCTCTCTATAGATGGCTGCTAACGCTGCGGCGTCTTCGGGTTTCAACACGCTTCGATCAGGATTTTTTTCAAAAAATTCAAATGCTACGTTTCTCGAAATTATACTTGAATTTGATGAATTCCAACTACCGGGGTTAAAACCCGCTATATGTTCCCCTATTTCTAAATCCCTAGCTTGCCTATTCTCATCTTGCACAATAGAGTAGCGTTCGATCCTAGCAGCATCAGTCAGATTGGGATCATATCCCAAAGTTATACTCGATGCTGCTTTGTTTTGGGCTGCGTAATTAAGGGCAGGATTATCCTGCGCAAATCGCCCGAAAGAATCCGCCATAAGACCGGCCCTATCGCCAAAGTCTGACACCGGAAAGTCTATATTACTCGCCTTCGCCATATTTGTCATTTCGCCCATAAAATCAACAGCGCGTGCGGCTTGGTCTGTTTGCATAGCATCATTTACTTGGCCTATAGAACCGGGGGAATTAGGATCAATTCCAAAGCGTTCTGCTATGGCAGAAAAAGAGTTGCGAACTGCGGTCTGCGCTTCCAATTCATCTTCCCAATCCCAGTGCATGTTAATAACAGATGCTTCCTCTATTTCTCTTAAAGAGAGGCTACTAATCTTGCCAGCAGGGTCTAAAGAAGTAAAATCAATCTGTTGATTTCCGTAAGTAGCAACATTACCGGCAACACTTGAAAAATCTATGCTAACAGCATTATCCCCCCCCAAAGAATTAGAAAAACCCGATATTCCTGCAAAATTGTTATTCTCCGCATCTGTTAGTTCTGCATAATTTATTCCCGGCATGGAAAATGAATCTATCATACTCATAGCTCTAGTACTCATATCCTCTCTATAGCCTGATAGGTCCGCAAATGCTTGAGAAGCCCTAAAAGCAGCACCAACTAAAGGAACGCTGCCGAACATAAAACCAAGAAAACCGGGCGTAGCTAACTTGCCAGTTTTACCATCAAAGTTAAAGTTAACAGCACCACCGGGCAGATTAAAAGAGTACAGATCTGGATCTTGGGTTCCATAGTGCATATTCATGCCAAAAGCTTCAAGAGCTTGAGCAGGATTTGTTACCGCAGACCATATGCCCTCTAGATATTCCCCTAGACTATTAATAGAGTTTTTAAATATACCTTCTAAAGAAATACCCCTATTAAGTGCATCTTGGACGGAACCTGCCGTCTTTGCCGCGTTTAACCCCGTGTTTACCGCGCCCAGTGCACTGGACACGTTTGTAATACTAGTGTTAGCTATAGTACCTGCTATGTTGACAGTTTTTTGCACTGCGCGACCTTCTGGCCCTAGTGCAGTACTTAAAGCACCTCGGCCCAAACCCATAGCCACACTCTGCCAAGGCGCACCACCTAAGACACTAATAGCCGAGCCTACAAGATTCGAAGCCATATTAGGGTTAGTTAAGTCAGAAGTACCTACAGACCCAGAATTAGTAGGGTTTTCAAAGTCAGAGGCGTTAGTATAATCATCACTAAAACCACCATCAGACCCACTAACGGGATCTCCAAAGAGCGTTTGAAATCCGTTAGACTGTGGCTGTTGTTTTTTTTCAAACTGTGAAGCGGCTGAAGATAGCTCACCCACCATAGAAGAGGCGTCTCCAAGAAAGTTACTTATGCTACCATAATCCATCTCAGTGATTCGAGATGCTGCACTCGCTTTAAAGGCATCCACGCTATTAGAATCAGTAAAGTTTACTTCGTCTAACAAATCACCAAAGAAGTCTTGCATACCCATCTGAGAAGTAGAGGAAGTAATAGAAGAGATATCATTACGTCTCTTCTTTACCCCCAAACCTTCAATATCCAAAGCACTAGAACCGCCACTCACGTCAATGGTGGCGTCAGGAATTTGTTCCATAGTAACAGGTTTTACTGATACTTGTCCTGCTAACGCTTCTTGTAGACTAGTTGCCACTTAATATTTTCCCGGTTTAATTTGGTTTTTTGTGTATTCTTTCTGTTGCGTATTAACTTGCTGCTTAAGGGACAGGAGGTGTTCCACCGTCTGCGCTTTGCCCTGCAGGAGCCTCATCTCTAAGTCCGATTTCTCCACCACCAGCAGGGCTTGATACCGCTCCTTCAGGTCCAGCAGGTAAGCCTCCAGACTGTCCCATGCTGCCGGGTTGTTGATCAGCGGCAGCAGGGTTTTGCATGTTTCCTTGTCCAGCATTTAAACCTCTTAATACTTCTGCAAAAATTTGTGCATCGTTTATGTCATTAACGAGAAGATCAGGATCGATGTCCTGTGCGATAGCTAATTCTCGTACAAGATTAGGAATCTTGATAAAGGGAGCGAGCATTGGGTTAGCAACAGTTTGAAGTAGGGCTGTAAGCCGCTGACTACGAACTTCTTTTTGCATAACCGCTGAAGTTCCCTGTGGTTTAATCTCCAGATCGCCAACTATCTCAGGACGATCATCATTAAACTGCATGTTCCAAAAGAACATACATTCTCCAAGGGGTTTTAAAAGAAAGTCATCAATATTTTTAATAACGGTTTTAATACTAAGATTTGCACCGCCCATTAACATACTAAGACCTGCAGCAGTACGACCAGTACCAGAAACACCTGTTTGACCGTGCATGATGCTAGGCAGTCCCGTCTCTTCATCGGCTAACTGGCGAGCAGCCTGATACATCTGAATGTTTTCATTGGCAGTGCTAGGAAACTTAATAGCATTGATTGCTGTACCCGTAACACCCGATTGACGCCTAAACACTTTACCCGGATAGATGTCATAGTTTTGACCGGGAACAAGAGATGCTTCATCCACATCAAAGACTACATTACCTGCAAGGGCTAAGTTGTCAATAGCCATACGAATGTGACCATTCATAAGAAGCTGTGCATCTTCCATATTCTCAGGAATGCCCACACCAAATAGTTGATAGGGATTAATTTCATATGGCGTAGCAAAGTAAGGTATGCGGTAAGGTACAAAAGGATTTATAACAAGACGTAAAACTTGATTGCCACATATCCAGACGTTTACAGGCACTTCAGTAAGGTCTTCCACGTCTATAGGAAGATTCATTTCCTGCACCAGACTAGGATCAAGAGTACCCCAGTATTCTAATACTTCATAACGATCCGTATCATTAAGCTGTTCTGTATTTTCACTACGAATAGTGGCTTCAAAATACTTTTCATCGTAATTAGCTCCCCTGTCTAAACAAGAAGAAATAGCTTCAAGATCAAAGTAGGGCTTATTTGCAAGATCCCGCATTTGCGATCTATTGAGCCTATGACGTTGGATTACGTATGAGCAATCTTCAATGCTAGTGCCAGAAGGATCAGGGTAGAAATTCCAACAAGACACGGACTCAAGACGAGGGATAAGTTTTTTAGACGGATTGTAGTTTTTATCCGCATCCCACCTATGTAGTGTTTTGTTTTCATTTAATGGACCCTTTACAATTCCCGTTCCAAGAAGCACACACTCAAACAAAGAATGCCGTAGAATGTTAGGGGCATTGTTCTCATGTAGCTGGTCATGGATTTCTTTTTCCATAAGACGAGCAGCTTCTCTAGCAGGACTAATCTGAGGTTCACCTAATCGGCTGGGGCCTTCTTTAAGGTTAGCCCCTTCATACTTATCAGCTAGACCCGCTAATGGGGAGGCTTCTGTAGCCCCCGGAGGTAGTTCTCTTCCGTCACCGGGAAAACCATAGGGGTCTTTTTCAGCGGGGGGAGGAGTATCTTCCTGTCCGGTCTTATCAAGATGAGCAAATTCAGCAACTCCTTCGGGTACAGGAGAAGATTCCACCACAATAGGAAACTTTTTATTGGCAAATAAAACATCTATCATTTGCCCATAAGAAGCAAGAACTTTAGTTTTGGTAATCTTAATAAAAACTTTACTGTTTTCTGATTCTCTGAACTGAGTACTGGAATCATAAACACCACGAAAGTTCTTATATGCTTTTAGCCAACGCTGCTCATGTTGATAGCGGCCCGTTGAGGCTTCTTCAAATTTAGACTTAATAGCACCAACTACATTAGTTGCTGCTTCATCTAAAATAGCCACTGCTGGGGTGTCGCCAAAAGGTGTGTCAGACATAACTTATTCCTAAGTCTTAGTAATCTTTTTCGTTTGCCATTTTAAATACAGCCGGATCAACCGTATTGCTTTTCGGGCGAGGCATACTGACTTGCAGCGCATCACGGTCGGTAGGACCGGCAATTGAAGAATCAAACTTTTCGCGGTGCAAAGCACCATCAGGAACGGGGCTAACTTCACCCTGCTTCTTCATCTGTCCCATAATATATTCTTTACCATACGTATACATATCTTTTACCTTTTCTATTTATTGACCCATAAAGGATCTGTCTTTTGGTGGTACATAGTTTCGCACCGTTTTTCTTGCGCGATTTTTTTTTCTTAAAGCAACCTTTTCCATACTCTCTTGAGCTAGCTGGTGTCTCTTTGCGTCTTTTTCTTCTCTATCCGCTTTTATCTCTGATAGTGCAGATCTTGCCGTGGTAGTAGACCCTACCATTGCTGCTACAGGGTCTGAACTGGTTAGCACATCTGCCGCTGCTACAAAGGGCAAAACCTTTATTGCTTTTCTTCCGCCGCTTTTAAGCAGGTCTGAGAATCTTCTTCCTACAGGTGAAGCGTTCTTATCCGCATCTGTAAAGTCCCCTTTGCCTATAAGATCATCCAACGTCTTGGGCTTTATCGGCTCTACATAGGGATTAGGACTTGCGCTTAATTTGTTTATTACAAGAGGCTCATTAGAATTGCCCGTACCCAGTGATTTAAGACCTTCTCTATAGAACTTAGGGCTAGGCTTTACATATTCAGGAACGTCTGCATCGGATATCCTAGAAGGGCCTAACTTTTCTGAAACCTTGGTATCTGCCTCTAAAACGCCATTGAAATATAAGTAATCTTTAACATCCTGCATGGAGTCCATAGAAACTTTAGGATCTATCTTCCTAGCTTCCTGCATGATGCTCTTAAACAGGTTTGTCTTTTCTTCGGAAGGGGCTTCCATAACCTTTCCCATAGCCTCTTTAAAGACGTTAACATCTCGTCGGCTAATTATAGCGCCGGATGCTCTACGGGAAACGTCTCTTCTATTAGGCTCTACAGTCTCGCCGCTACCAGTAGACAGGGTTTCTTGTATAATGGCAGGAAGATTTGCTGCTCTTGCCTCTGCTCTTTCAGGGGCTAGCCGCTTTCTTTCCCCTGCCTGTATTTCTTGTGTTAGTGGTTGAGCAGCAAAGGAAGGAAGCTTAACAGTTTCTAATGCGTCTAATGCTGTAGTGCTTAGTCTATAAGTATACGGCCTAACACGCTCTTTGTCAAGAACTATTTTACCTTCTCTGTCTCTACCTACGACTGTTGGTAATCCACCACTCTCTTTTATGCCGAATAGCCTCTTTCCTTCTCTTGACCTCTTATTACGTCCCTCTTTAGGAAGCTTGTTAATGTCATCTTCTAGCGTTTTAAAATTAGGATCACCATCCTCTAGGAAACCTGCATCGTACAGAGCCTGTTCATAAACCTTTGCTTCGTTTAAACCCTTTTCTATGCCCTCTAGCCCATCAGGAAAATATCTACGAACTAACGAGTTTATATCTCTCCTAGCAACATCATCAGTAGCACGGATTTGAGAGGCTTTAACACGCTGTTGAAGTTCAACAAAAGCGCCTTGGGCGCTCTTACCCGTATCCTTCATCAGGCGCATTATAAGACCGGCACCTTCTGATGTAATTGTTATTGGCTTTGTTACGCCTAACTGCTTTAGCCTTGCTTCTGGTAGGTCTGTAGTATTACTACGAAGTTGAGTACCCGTCTCTATACTGGCTTGAGTTTCACCAAAAGTGTTTCTTCCTGCATTATCAACCATGATTAATAACCAAACGTAGAGTCAAAAGGTTTAGGCTTTGCTTCTTTTATCTTATTCATCATACTATTAATGGTTAAGTGGCCCCGTGCGCGAGTCATACACATATACCGCAAAGCATCGTAAGCGTGGTCGTCTGCTTTTGTATCTACATCTTCAGGGTTTGTCTTAGACAGAGGAAGACCTGAGAGAGTGCGAATGAGATGGGTACAGGTGGACAACACTTTTATTCTTGGTAGATCTGATACAGGGTCTATCTGAAATCTACGATGCAACTCCATTTTACCTGCAATTCTATTTCTGTCAGAAGGAGTGAATCTAGCCCCGCACCTTATAAGCGTTTCTGCAATTGAAGGGCCGCTGCCTGTTTTGTTCCAACAAGAAGCATCTAACACAGAGTAATACATGTTTGGGTCGTTTCCCTCTAACGAGGTAATGGTGTGGGCTAGCGTTTCCGCAGTTTGCCCGCTACCATAAAACTCGCGGTATATCCACAAGGTATCGTCCCAATCTATAGCCCCCCACAAAACACAAGAGGGGGCTGCATAACCATAATCTGCTGCCCTTAAACGCAACCATCCAGCGGGTATCTGCATCTGAGAGGCGTCTACCACATGAACATTACGTGAAAACTCAGGAAACGCCGCTCCCTCCGCGACATCCCAATCCCCTTCTAGAAGCCGTCTTCGTTCGACATCTGGGAGCGACCTCAACATGGCTTCATATTCACCAGTTTCTGCGAGGTAGGGGTTATCGGTCAATCGCGCCGGAATAAACTTACGAAGAAACAGCGGTTGACCTGCTTTACCGTTCGTTGCTGTGTCAGGCCACAATAGAGCGTTACCTGTATCGACATCTGTAGCTGCAAAGGGACTGTTGGGCGGCGCGGGGTCGATGTACATCTTCTTTACCCACCAGCCGCCTACCCCTCCGGGGTTTCCTGTGCAGCGCATATATGAATTTATTTCAGAATCTGTTGTACGAAGTCTGGAACGCAGATATTCCCATACGTAGGGTGTCGGGTAATGCGTTATCTCATCAATACCAATCCACGTAAAAGCTTGTCCTTGGTAGCGTGTTACGTCTTTGTCTTTGTCGAGATAGGAGAACCATGCCGTAGCTCCAGAGGGGAATTGCCACATTGCTTTTGATTCTCTGAACGTAGCCCCCGGAAAAGCTCTAGGATATAGTTGCTTACTTTTATCAACCAGTTCTGTAAGCTCATCCAATGTGCGACGAATAATAAGAGCACGATGATTGGGGTTATCACAGTAGCGCAGCAAATCAGCAAGAAGAGCATAAGATTTACCCCCACCAGCAGCACCACCATAAAACACGTCCCTTTCAGGGCTTGCCAAAAAGTCAGTTTGAGGCCCTGTATTAGGCTTGAAGATAACTTCCGCTTCATCCTCAACTAACTCCCTTACTCTTTTTGGTACGTTGTTGAGTACGTTGTCTTCAATTACTTTTGCCCCTTTAGGATTAAATAGGGCCTGTTCTACCTTCTTAATATTGTTCTTTTTGTCTCTAGCCGTAGCCGCTTTTTTCTGGGCTTTCTTCTTTGCTCTGTCAGCGTTAAGTACAGCAGCCTGAGAGGCTCTCCTAGCCTTCTCACGGGCGGACATGTTGTAGTTGCCCTTCACCCCTTTAGCTAGCTTAGGACGGCCCGCAGTACGCTTTACAGGCTCCTCAGTGACATCAGCTTTGTCAGACATTACTTTAATTTTGGTTTCCTTGGTGCGTTGGAATATTGTTTGACGTGACCGCCCTTTGCAAATTTCAACTTGCCCTGTATTCCTCCATACACTTCCGGTTTATCGCCGGGCCTTTTACTTCCGCGGATTGTAGCAGATACACTCCCGGCTGATCCCTGCGCCAACGTCCTGTTAAACGATACATAGGCATTTTCATCTGACCCATATCCTGCGTTAACTTCGTTTTTATCATCCCTATAAAAACCACTAATATTTCCTAATGGGTCTTTAATACTTGCCGTTTTAAGACCCGCCCTACCTCCGCCAACAGGGGCTGACGCTGTAAAACCGGGATCTTTAATGGTTCTTGTAAATTCCATTTCTAACTTGGGATTTAATTCTACCGCTTTTGCAATTTGCTTAAGGGCTTGAGTAGCCAGTTCAGAACTAACCTTACTGTTTTGACCCTTTTCATATAAGCTATATACTTTTTTTAGCGCCCCAGCAGCCTCAATGGTATTTCTAACCGTAACAGGAAGTTCACCTTGCGATCCAGTTCCCCCATAGGGATTATCTACAGTAAACATAACCCGTCGCATAAGACTTTTCCCCTCTTCGGTATCAAACAAAACCTGAAGAGTTTTTTTACTAAATTCTTCAACACCTTCTTTTAGCCTATCAGACATCTTACGTACCCATATCTTTTTGGTTGGGAATTATTTTTCTGTCAATTGCAAATGCTTCCATTACGCTAATTGCAGGTTCTTCATGGATGGTAACTTTTTTATAGTGCCTACCCTGATACGTATTATAGCACAGGTAGCTATTTGGCTTCTTAACGCGGGATAGAGTAACATCCACAGATAATTTACCCATTATTTATAATGATAGGCTCTTCCTGTCCTGCTTTGGAAGGAAGAAGAACTATTCCATGAAGTGCAGTTACGTTATGTTCGACTACATCGTGCTTACCAACACCGACCCTGTTAAGGATAGACTCTGCAGCCTTTATCTTTAACTCTGCACGGGGGGTAGTTCCATCATCATCCAGAGCGTTTACAAGCCCTGATGCTGCTTTTACAGAGTTAGCGGCTAGTATGTTTTTAGCTCTTCCTATAATCTCATCTGCAAGAGAGTTCATAACCTCATTGCCACTAGTGATGGCATAGCCCGCTTCGCGTAATGCTGCAGCGTTATTACCCCCATTAACCATAAGGGCGTCTAAGTATGCGGACTGCTTTTCAGTTAGCTCGCGTTTCTTACTCTTATTTTTGGCTAGCAGATTATTTACCATTAGTAACGTACCTTACGCACGCCTCCACCCATTGCATATTCTTTAACCTTACCGCCATCCATCATGCCCGTAACCTTGTTGCGGTTCATTTCCATGAGGCTTTGCTGTGGGTTTTGCTGCATAGAAGCTGCACCCATGATCTTATCCTTGTCGGGAGTTCCGGTAGAAGCCATGCCACCGTAATTCATTTTTTTAGGGAAACCTTTTTGCATGTTTTTATAAGCCTTCTTACTAATCGTTGATTTGCTCTTAGACCGACTTGTGCCAGCCTTTTTTCTGTTGTTAATGTTTTCATACAGAGACAATTTTTTTTGCTTTCTTATGCGCAGCAGTAAAGGTTTTACCTTTTTTCATTGCGGTTTTCATTTTAGTCATGTGTTCTTTAGTATGATGTTCCGAATGCTTTTTTAATGTCTTTTTTTGTTTTGGAGTAATTTTTTTAGTTGCCATTAACATTTCCATCTTTTTCTAGCCTGACGCAGCCGCGAGTTAGGATCGTTAGCCGCAGAGGGGAAGTCTTTCATCTGACCTGCAGAACGAGCGCAGTATGACTTACGCCTCTTCGCAGCTTTACTTCCTGCCTTTACTTCACCAGTAACTGCACCTTTTAGCTTAGAGCCGGGATTAGCCTCACGATAAGCCTTAATACCCTTATCAGTCATTCCAGCGCCCTGTTTGGTAGGTCGCTTCATTCCTGAGCCTGTAGGCATCTTGGGTTTGCGGACTCCACCGCCCAGCGCGTATTCTTTTTGCATTATTTTATCCGGGGTTTGCGAATAGGGCCACCCATGTTGCGGTTCATTGCATATACCTTGCCGCCACTAGCTTTCTTTTGGGGCTTTTTGTAATTTTTCGCTTCAGACCCAGATCGCACAGCTTTGCGTGTGGCTTTGGCTAGCTCTTTGCTGCCCCCATAAGGTTTTCCCTCTTGGGAAGGTTCAGGATTCATCATATTATCCATTACAGAAGCTACAGCACCACTGAAACTCTCTTTAACGGCTGCAACTTTTTCGGGAGTAAGACCCTTCTTCAGAGAGTTCGCTTTGCCAGATTTAACATCAGCAGTTACCCTATCAAACCCCGCTTTAGCCTGTTTTATATGGGAGTTAAACCGCTTCTCCACCATACGAATCGTTGCTCGACGCTGTGCGTTAGTAGCGCCCACTTTTTTAGCGTCTCTATCTAGCGAGTTTAAAGCTGCACCCGGACTTCTATTGCCTTCAATAATCCTAGCTACAGCAGCATCTATACCTGCATTCGTAATCTTCTGTTTTCCAAATTTAGCCATCATTCCATTCCCACTGTTGGTTTGCCCCAACCTGTACTTTTGTACATGTTCTTGCATTGGCAATCCCCGCAGTCACACTGAGGGCAAGCTGTTGTTTCTTCTGCACAGTGGCACGTCTTATTACCACAGGTACAAGAAGCGCAATAGTTATCACTAGCGTTATTAATCATAATGTATGCCTGAAAGGGGCCTTGATAAGCCATGCTATCTAAAAAAAAGTGCAGTCCAAAAAAGCCTTATCCCTATTCTTCTATTTTTTTATAAATATATATATGCGTTGAGAAGACGTAGACAGGCTTGTGGCTGCTAAGTATCTATTATACATACAAATAGGCATGTTGTCAAGTAAAAAATATAAAATAGTGCATTTTATGCTTGACAGATCTGAAATGAGGTGTATAATAGTAATTACATTACTCCGGGGGGGTTAATATATAGGGCTATGTATATATTAGCCCATATTGTAATATAATTACCCAAAATTGTAATAAAATTACAAAGTGATATGACCAAGATAAAGAAATACCCTAAGAAACGTAATCCTTTCTACAAAGTATTAACTGTACTAGGCCATAAGGTATTGAAAAATAAGACTATTTATTCTAGAAGGGGTAAAAAACAGTAAAAATACACCGGGGTTGCATATACATATACCCACCCCCCCCGGTGGCCCATGCGCGCCCCCGAAGGCTAAGTCTTTGTTTTTGTTAATGTTAATCCCTATCCATAATATACACTATGAAACAACAGCCCTTCGGGGCTTTTTTTACGCCACCACGCCATGCACCACCGGCTTAGTACGTAGGGCCGCACCCGCATTGTTTTAACTATACCGACAAATCCCCCAGTGGCCCTTTTTGGGCTGGCAGAGAGAGGGGGCAGGCGTGCAATACGGCCTATCCAAATCAGGCAC